CGTTATAGTTGGACAACTCAGTGATACGGCAGGTATGACTAATCTTATTTATCTCAGTGGTGAAGGGGAAGACAGTGGAGGATTTGTTGCCACGGGTGGGATATCGGCTAATCATAAAATTCGAGATTTGCATGTAGAAGATTGTGCGTGGAATCAGGCGATGGTGGACGCATTATTACTAGATATTTATACAAATCGGGCAAGTTTCACATCAATAGTTACGCCAATCCTATTAACGATCCAAGCCAATAATGAAACTCCTAGTGGTATTTATCAGGATGACGCTACTCCATCAACGGGATTGGAATATGTTTATAAATTAGCAAATGATCCAGATGCAGAGGGATTCAAAAAATGGAAAATTACCTGGAATGGCGGAATAGCACCATAATGCCCGCTTTGCAAAGATTTACAAATAATAAGGAGGTCTTATGGCTGAACATTTTACAAGGCGAGACCAGGCGGCGTGGGGCACGGTATCCGATATTTCGCATTTCATGGTAAAAGATGCTCCATTTTAAATGGTTATAGATATGAAATAAAAAGGAATTTACGACATGGAAGTGGATGAGGCGATATGAACCAACAGGCGGCGCTTTATATGGGTATATGCGGCATAAAGAACTGGAAACTGCTGATGGGATTGAAAGATAAGTCCTATGACGAAGCAATCGAAACTTTACAGGCAATGCAGATGGGATTGGATGGCGAGAGTGATGCAGATAAGATATTCGATGGCATTCAACGAGATGAGAAGGCATTGGGATGGCGAGAAAGCGAGATAGCAGGAGAATGATATGGCGACTAGAACAGTAACAGGCACGATATATCATCCGGGCGGCGTGACAGCCTGGTCTAATGCCAATGTCGTATTCCGGCTGGCTAGCTATTTCTCCATTGCAGGATATACCTTTCCCGAGGAAACATATACCGCCGTCACGAACGCGGCGGGGGCGTTTACCGTAGATATCGCGGTGCCAACCACGGGGACGGCGCAATACAAGATTCTCTTGCCCGATGGTACGAATTTCTATGTGAACCTGGCTGCTGGGGCGGCTATTACGCTTGAGGCATTGATAGCCATAATCGCAAATCCCACGGCGGATCAGAATACGTTGCAAACGCTTATCGATGCGCACGCGGGCATTTCAGCGACCACGGCTATTTCAGCGCACGTTGAATTGGCTACGGTTGCAGAGGCACAGGCTGGAACGGATACGACGCGGGCGGTTACGGCGGCGGGGTTAGCTTATACACTTAACAATGTCAAATATTATGGCGCTAAGGGCGATGGAGCGACAGATGACACGGCCGCGATCCAGGCGGCGATAACCGCAGCAGAGGCATTGACTAATAATCGTGGCGTTGTTTTCTTGCCGGATGGTGTATATCTCATCTCGTCAGCCTTGACGATTAACAGGTGCATAACCTTTATGGGAAACGGGGCATCGACCGTAATTGTCAACGCTGGAACAGGGAATGCCATCGAGGTGGATGGATTGGGATATAACCTCAACGATGTCAGACTTGCTAATTTTTGGATCGAGGGGAAGGTCGGGTCAACTAACGGTATATATATCAGATATGCCACGCGCTGCATCTTTGAGAATATCTACATACCGCGCTGGGTGGAAGCTGGATTTTATCTTTATGGGGCATTGATAAACACATTCATAAACTGTCATGCGTCGCACAACTTGCCTACAGTCATAGTTGGAGGGGCAACAGGCAAATATGGGATGCACGCACTTACCTATGATTTGGGTGGTGCTAGTGAAATGAACTGTAATTCCAACACATTTATAGGTTGTGTATTTGAATACTGCGTAACTGCTCCTGGTATCGGTATTTATTTTGAACAAAAAGCGACCGGGAATATATTTATCGGAGGAGCCTCGGAAGCCAACACAATCGGGATACAACAAGATGATTTCAACTATGGCAATACTTTCCTGAATATTCACCTTGAAGCCAATGGGACTAATATTGTAGAGAATGGAACATCTATCTGGTCCAATTATCTTTTATCCACGAGTTCTCCAGGTGAGGCTACTTATTATTCTATTTTTCACCGTATAGGTCTGCATGGTGGGGCGACCATCCAGGGTGATAATTCTGGGAGTATGTTTATCGAGCACGTTGCCGGTCAAGCAGTATATCTTGGATATGCCAATGCATTGGCAACTTTGTTTCGCCTGGGAAATACGGCTAATGCTGGTTCATCAAGCCGTTTGGAATTGAAAGGTGGTCTAAAGACGCATGATCTGCTGGCACATACAGATGGTAACTTGTATTGGTATCTAGGCGGTAACTTTATGATTGGTTTAAAAGACGGATTTTATTTTTGGGTTGCCGATAGTATAGGAGCCGACTTATTTCATATATTAGAAACTGGCGAAGCAGTATTTGCCGGTCGAGTTTTCCCTATGCAACACGCTACTGTTGGCGGCCCCGCTTGGGCCGAAGGTGCCATTTACTATGATACTACTCTGCACAAGTTGCGTGTGGGTGGCGCGGCGGGATGGGAGACGATTGATTCAACATAGGTGACATTATGTCTAGCCCATACGACGCAGCAAACAGCAGGATGAGAGGATGAGAGCATTATCCAATAAGCGAATGGCGTTTGTAAATGAATACCTGGTAGACTTCAATGCCACACAAGCGGCTATTCGCGCGGGGTATTCTGAAAAGACAGCTCAAGCACAATCAAGTCGCCTGTTATCAAATGTTATTGTTTCAGATGAGATTAAGGCACACCTTGATGAAAAGGCGATGTCTGCCGATGAGGTATTGACCCGCCTTGCGGATATGGCGCGCAGCGATATGGGCGACTTCCTGGATATCAGTCCTATGAGTTTTCAAGTTGATTTGAATAAGGCAAAAGAGTTGAGGCTAACAAAGTTAATCAAGAAAGTAAAACTGCATACGACAACGACATTATCCAAAGATGGCGTGGAAACCGAAACGCATACTATTGAGACTGAACTATATGATGCGCAGGCTGCTTTGGTGCAACTCGGGCGCTATCATAAATTGTTTACGGATAAGACGGACATAACTAGCGATGGCAAAAATATAATTTTTGAGGTTCACTATAAGGATAAAGATGGATGAACGCATATTCAGAATCGAATTGCTTACACCACATCCAAAGCAATCTGAATTCATTGATAGTCCTGCCAAACGCAAGATCATTCGAGCTGGCAGACGATCAGGGAAAACGGTTGGCATTAGTATTTATGCAGTCAAACAATTTCTGGAACACAAACGCATACTTTACGCCGCGCCTACGCAAGAACAGATAGAACGATTTTGGGTAACGGTTTGTCGCGCGTTGGCCGAGCCTATCGATGCGAATGTACTTTACAAAAATGAAACATTACACGTGATTGAGACACCTGGCACAGAGAACCGCATCCGTGCCAAGACTGCCTGGAATGCCGATTCATTGCGCGGCGATTATGCCGACGAGTTGATCCTGGATGAATGGCAACTCATGAATGAGGATGCTTGGGAATTGGTTGGAGCGCCAATGTTGCTGGATAATGACGGGAATGCGACATTTATCTATACCCCGCCCAGCCTTCATAGTCGCAGTGTAAGCAAGGCAAAAGACCCGCAACATGCCGCCAAGATGTTCAGGCGGGCGCAACAGGACACAAAGGGACGGTGGGCTGCATTCAACTTTACCAGCCATGACAATCCGCATATCAGCAAGGCGGCCCTGGATGAGATAGCGAAAGATATGACGGCGGTTGCCTATCGTATGGAGATCATGGCCGAAGATGTTGACGAAGCGCCAGGCGCATTATGGACACGAAAGATTATTGAGGATGCACGCGAGTTGAAAGCACCTGACTTATCTCGGATCGTTGTTGGAGTTGATCCAACCGCAACTAGTACCGGTGATGAGGCCGGAATCGTGACAGTTGGAAAGACATTAGCAGATATTTATACTATCTCCGATGATAGTCGCCAAGGAAGCCCACTTGAATGGGCGCGAGCAGCTATCACGGCCTATTACCGGCATAAGGCGGATGCAATTGTGGCAGAATCAAATAATGGCGGCGAAATGGTGGCACAGACGATTAAGACAGTAGATAAAGATGTGCGGGTAATCCTGGTCCATGCCTCCAGGGGCAAAGCGACTCGCGCCGAACCTATCGCGGCAGTTGCGGAACAAGGGCGAGATCATCATGTTGGAAGTTTCCCGGCGCTTGAAGATGAATTGTGTTTATGGATTCCGGGCGATCCTTCACCTAACCGATTAGACGCAAAAGTGTGGGCGGCGTCTTACTTGTTGCAAAAGGGCGATGCGAAAGTGGCAACATCGCGCCAAGGATAAAATTATGGCTAAAACAGATTTGGAACGCGCATTTGATGCGCTTACGGGCAAGTTGACCGAATACAATACGCTGTTTAGTTATGCTGAGGGCGATCAACCTTTAGTATATTCGACCGCACGCTTGCAAGAAGCCTTCAATGATATAAACTGCCGATTTCAACAAAATTGGTGCGCTGTGGTGATTGACAGCGCGCTTGACCGCATGGAGCTCAAAGGATTCGATGTGCAGAACTCCGGGCAATCAAAGGCGCTTGAGGAAATCTGGAATGATGAGCAGATCCAACTTGAAGCGCATGACGCCCATTATGCGGCGCTAGTCACGCACGAGGCATTTATCATCGTGTGGAAAGATGATGAAGCAAAGAAATTGGAAATCTATTACAATGATCCCCGTTTGTGCCATGTATTCTATGCAGCCGACAATCCCAAGGCCAAGGAGTTTGCCTGCAAGTGGTGGCATGATGAAACGCAGAGCAGTTACTTTTTGACGCTGTATTATCCTGACCGGCTGGAATATTATGTAGCCCAAGCCAAGAATACGCCCACATCCGCCAAGTCATTCAAGCCAGCGAAAATACCCAACGCGACCAATCCTTATGGCGTTATCCCTGTCTTTCACCTGCAAACCAATCGGCGCAATAAGAGTGGAGAACTTGCAAATATCCTCACCCTTCAGGACGCGGTAAATAAACTCCTGGCGGATATGATGGTCGCGGCTGAATTCGGCGCATTCAGGCAGAGATGGATAATATCAAATAGTGATACTAAATCACTCAAGAATGCACCTAATGAAATATGGACGATACCAGCAGGTGATGGTCAAGGGCAACAATCCAGCGTGGGCGACTTCAATCCAACCGACTTAGATAACTACTTGAATGCGATAGACAAACTAGCAAATTCAGTTGCTATTATCTCGCGTACACCCAAACACTATTTCTATAATGCGGGTGCGGGTATATCAGGCGAGGCGCTCCTGGCGATGGAAGCGCCGCTGACCAAGAAGGTAAAACAGCGCGAGGGCAACTTCGGCGTAACCTGGTCGGAGATCGCATCATTCCTGCTAAAACTAAATGGCAACGGCGATGTGCCGTCTTCGCAGATCAAACCTATCTGGGAGCCAGCGCAAAGTATCCAGCCCTTTACCGAGGCGCAAACATTGCTGACCAATATCAACGCGGGCGTGCCTTTGGTTACGCAACTCAAGCGCCAGGGCTGGACTGAAAAGGATATTGAATCTATGCAGAAAGACGAAGAGGATGCTAAGGCCAAGAAAACCTCGATGGCACAGGCACTTCTTGATGAATTGCGCATAAAGCAGGAGCAGGAAAACCCGCCTGGCAATCCGCCTGTGCCGATAACTGAAAACCAGAATATTAATCAATGAGAAAAGATAGGATAATATGAATATCCATGATGAACTCTCTTTATATAAAATTATTTATTTTGATGTTGACAATGAAGGGGATGATTTTGTAGTTTATACGGCTGTTTATTCTTTTGAGGAGGCCGTAAATAACGCGAAAGAATATGCATCTGAAAATAGAATATTAGCAAGTATAATTTTAATGCCCGATCCTTTCATTGAACGAATTCATGAAAAAGAAGAAGGCGCATAAATGCCCCGTCCCGATCCTGATGTAATTCGTGTATTGAAAGAATATCGCGCCGCATTGGACGCAAAAGAAGCGGGGCTTATGGCTGACATGGCGACAAAATGGCTCAGTATTGAACATAAATTGGACGCAGATATTTCGTTGCTTGCCCGCGAAATGGCGGATAGAGCGACGACAGGGAAGGCTATAACCGAGCAGATGGTATGGAAGGCCGAACGCTATCAGATCATCAAGAATCAAATGGAAGAGGAGATCGGCAAATATAGCGCTGGCTACGCGGCTCAAACCATCACCACCGCACAAGGGCAGTATGCCTTGCTGGGCATCGACGCCGCGCAAGCCGCTATCAATGTCCAGTATGGGCCGATGGGGACTTATTTTAATAAGATAAATCTGAATGCGGTGCAATCCATGATCGGCTTCGCTGGCGATGGCTCCCCACTGTCGAAGTTGCTTAAAGCCAGCTATCCCGATGCTACCGATGGGTTGCTCAAGGCGCTAATCAATGGTATCGCCCGCGGGCAAGGACCAGCGCAGACGGCACGAGATATGGCGAATGGCATGGGGATGGGATTGGAGAGGGCATTGCTGATTGCTCGTACTGAGAGCGCAAGGGCATACAGAACGGGTTCCCTGGAGCAGTACCGCGAAAGCGGGGTGGTGCGCGGCTTCAAGCGCCTCGTCAAAAAAGAGAAGGCCTGTCTTGCCTGCCTTTTTCGTGATGGTGAGACATTTGACCTGGAAAGCGAACTTGATGATCACCCGCGTGGGAAATGCACCGCCGTGCCGAATGTCATGGGAGTGCGCGATCCGCAATGGCAAACGGGCGAACAATGGTTCAAGACACTGGGCGCAGAACAGCAACGCTCAATGATGGGTGATCAAAGATATACGGGCTGGAAGGCCGGGCAGTTTGGATTGTCAGACCTGGCGCGGATTACCAGCAATGATGTTTGGGGTGAAAGCCCGAGGGTTGCTACTTTGGCCGAGTTAGCTTTATAGACCATGTAATAGGATGAGGCCCATGATTGAAAACGCACTCCGACCAGGCGAATATCTCGAAACCGGCGACGCCCAGCAAGTTCTCGCCTTCATGCCAGGGATTGCATTTGAAATGGACTTGCAGGAATTGTTCGATTGCTTGCGCGGAGAACATGCGCGGCGTGTCGTTTGTCAGGAAAAGCAAGACGAATTTCTTGCAGAAGGAACATCTTAAATATAATCTGTCGCTATGCACAAGGAAATTATAACATCTCTTGAAGTTTATCCTTTGCTGACTTCATAAATGGATGACGGTTTTTATGACAGGTTACACACAAGGTTTTCAAATTAGTAGGATGATTTGTGCCGCCTTCATTGAGTTCAAATACATGGTGAATATGGCATTTATCCAATCTGGTGGGTTGCTCACAATATTGGCACAACCCACCATCTCGGTCATAAATGAATTGGCGTATCTCTCGCCATTGGTCAATGGTCATTCGAGAGAACCAAGGGTATTGCTTGCCATTCAGGATAAATCTATCCATACCTTGCCTCATCTTACCCGACATCACCGAACCAGACCCTATCTATCCATACCCGACCTGACAATATCTAACCTGACCAATACCACAAAGGTATTGCCATGCCAAACCGTACCGCGCCGCGCGGTGCCCAACCTTACCGAACTCCACCTAAACCAATCCTACCCAATCAGCACCATACCCTTACCACAAAGGCAGAATCTTACCTTGCCTTACCTCGCCGTGCCCGACCTTGCTGAGCCCGACACTATCCGACCATACCGCACCTTATCGTACCATACCATCACCACAAATTCATTTCACCACATCAAACTTAGTGACCATAAATCTACCAAACTTGGGGCGGTAATCGCCAATGCCAACGGCCTTGCCAGCCAACATAAGAACATCGCTGACGGTTTCGGCACTGACTTCATCATCAATGACATTGATGGTAAAGGCCAATTTCCAACCTGGCTTGAAGGTAGGACGGATGCGAACCACGCGGGCGCGCATGACCACCACTGGACGCAAGTCCAGATAAAGCGGCTTATCTGCGTCGCAATCCAATTCATCAGGAACAGCCACGCCGTGAAGTATCTCAGCCGGATCAACAAAGACATTTGCGGAAAACAAATCTTTATAAGACTTGCCGCGCTTGCCCGTGACCTTGAAGGAAACGGCGGCTTTGGTCATTGCACCTTCAATGTGGCTGCTGGGTTGATATATCTGGCCGGTAGATGTGGCATAAAGATATTCTCGCCATTCCTGGGAATAATCCTTCGCGCCTGTGGATTTTTTGTTGCCTTTGCTCATCGTTGCCAAATCAGGCAATGGAAAACGATGCTGCATAAGTGGAGCAACTCCGGTAATTTCGGTCTCAACTGTATACATCTTTCACCATTCCTTATCGTTTATAACAAAGTGCCGATGTCCTACCCTCGCCTACTTTGGTCTAGGAAGCAGGTAGTTGGCAGAACATCGGCACTTTATCGGCGAATAAAAAACTACCTGAACTTCCTAGACAAGTTCAGTCTATCACAATTCGCCGCAATTGTCAAAATAATTACTTTGATGCAATGAATCTACAGAGCACTAGCGATCGCATCCTGCCATTCGTTTATGGCCTTTACGCTTCCAACCGGGATCGTATGGCTCTTACCATCATTGGTCTTGACAGCAAGAGGTCTGCCAATCTTTTTGATTATTTCTGTGATATTTCGTAGGAGGATGATTTCTTTCTTCTTACCGAACGGGAAAATATTTTGTTCAATTTCAATGCGGTTCACATATAACGTGATATGGTAATTCATAAACTTACATTCTTTTATGGCATCCATAATATTAGGCCCTCCTTCTTCACATAGTATATCAGAACCACAAACGATAGACAATAAAACACGCGTTCTATTATTGGCTATCAGACAAGCGCTATTGATGGTACTGGCTGCATTGGAGGATTATTTACAGGTCGAACGCAGTATCATACCAAAGCATTTGAGAGAACTGTAATTTGTTGTCATTGCAACTTATTGTTATTGTAAATTATTGTTATTGATGATATAATATTTATAACCGAATAAATGCTACCGGGAAACCAGCGGCGCACTTTATGCCTCACCGTAATAGCGGGGCGCAAAGTGCGCCGCTTTTTATTTACTGCGAGATGCAGGAAGGAAACGAGCGAGATGCCCGATCAAACAGTACCACCCGTAATACCGCCTGTTACGCCGCCAGCCGCCTCACCAATCAAGTTCGATGAATGGCTGGCTACTGCTGATGCAGCCGTAAAAGCTGCGTATGAGGAACATGTTACCGGACTAAAAGCTACCGTCAAGGCCACTCGGGATGAGCGCGACGGTCTAGCCAAGCAGATCAAGGAACTTAGCACGAAAGCCGAGAAGGGTTCGGAGCTGGAGAAGACATTGACTGAGTTCGGTGCAAAGTTGGAGATCGCAGAGAAGCGCGCGTCTTTCTTCGAGGATGCAGTGCGGCCGGGGATCGACTGCCGCAACCCGAAAGCCGCTTATGCGCTGGCTGTGACCGACAACTTGTTCGACCGCAAGGGTTCGCCCGATTGGGCCGCATTGAAAGCGGCTGCCCCCGAACTATTCGGGAAGGTTACGCCGCCAGCCAATGCCGGGACCGGAACGGGCGCACCGCCTAAAAACAACGATATGAATACCTTTATCCGCCAACAGGCGGGTAGAGGATAAGGAGTAATGAAATGCCTTACAACAATTTAATTTCCCGTGCTGATGCCGCAAGCCTTGTGCCTGCCGAAATTAGCGCCGAAATCATCGAGCATGTGCCGGAACTGAATCCGATCATGCGCCTGGCGCGGCGTCTGCCGAACATGAGCACCAATCAGAAGCGCCTCCCGATCATGTCTGCTCTGGCCACCGCTTATTTTGTATCAGGCGATACCGGCCTCAAGCAAACCAGTGAAGTCAACTGGGCTAACCGCTTCATCGATGCCGAAGAGCTCGCCGTAATTGTGCCTATCCCAGAAGCAGTTCTGGATGATGTCAGCTATGACATCTGGGCACAGGTTCGTCCCGAGATGGAACGTGCTATCAGTATTGCTATCACCGCGGCTGTCCTGTATGGGGTTAATATCCCCGCTACTTGGACGGTTGACCTCAACGGCGCGGCTGGCCTTGTGGCTGGCGCACTTGCAGCTGCTCAGGTTCTGAATATCGCAGCCTATGCCGATCTCTATGAGGCTGTCCTGGGATTTATCCCTCCCGCTGGTGCTGCCGGACAATTCATGGCTGTTGAAGCTCAGGGTTATGCCGTAACTGGTTCAATTGCCGCCCCCGTTATGCGTGGGCAACTTCGCAACGTGCGCGATTTCGGTGGCAACCCGATCTTCAAGACCAACATGCAAGACCCGACCCGGTATGAATTAGATGGTACTCCCATCTACTTCCCGACCGACGGCTCGATGGTCGCTGCGACCTGCTCTTCAATCGCGGGGCAGTGGGACCAACTCGTCTACTCCATGCGCCAGGACATCACCTATAAGGTGCTGACCGAGGCTGTCATCCAGGACGCGGGTGGAGCAATCGTCTACAACCTGGCACAACAGGATATGGTGGCTTTACGCGCCGTGATCCGCTTAGGATTTGCTCTACCGAATCCGCCTAGCCGAATGAATGCTGGTCCTGCCGTAGCCCGCTTCCCGTTCTGCGTTTTGATCCCGTAAAGGAATGGTGTGATATGAGTTTATACCCATGCAACACTAACGTCGCGAGAACGGCGCAAACGGACACGCACGCGCTCAAAACTAACCTGCTTTCCATGGTGCAATATTCCCCTGGTAGTCTTACGGCATCAGATGATGATCGCTTTGTAGTCAGTGTGGACATGAAGGTCGGCGCTTATGCGCTGGCCGCGACTACGATGCCGGAGGCCGCGACCGCTCGCAAGTTGCTTATCACCGTAACCGCCGATACCGGCAATGACACGATGGGAACGCTGGCCATCGTCGGTACGAATATCAATGGTGCCGCACTTTCAGAAACTATCGCCCCAACTGCCGCCGGTACTGCAACCACGCTGAATGCCTTCAAGACTGTATCTAGTATAACGGGGGCTGGATGGATTATTGGTGGTGGAGCTGGTACTGAAGACGCGATCAAAATCGGTACAGCCGATGCGGTTGGCTTGCCCGATTGTCTGACCGATACCGCGCAGGTTCTTCTCGCCTCGGTCAACAACGTCAAAGACGCTGGCCTTACCGTAACGGTTAGTGCAACTGTCCTGTCCCTGAATACGGTTGATACGACTTCTGTATTGGCCGGTACGCCGTTCAAAGTTTACTACGCTCTATAACAATGGAATGATTCCATTGAAGGAGAATTGATATGCCAGTAACAATTAGTGCTGATGCCGCCAAAACCGGCTTTCTGAAAGTTCACCTCGTTGGCGATGCTACCGTCGCCGGTCTGCTTGGTCAGGTCGCTAACCCCGAAGGCGTTCTCTTGCAGATCGTCGAGGGTTGGATTTACTTTACTACCGCTGCCGGTGCCGCTTCCACTATGAATGTTGGTATTGCTGCGGCGGGCGTGGATAATGCCCAACTTCTGAGCGGCTTCCCAGGGAACTCGGCTGCCGGAACTTGCTGGACTGTTGTAGCCAGGGCTGCTTCTGAAGCAGCCGCAACAGGCACACAGTCGGGCGCGCTCTGGCCCGCCGCCGACTTCCTGACAGTTACCAATGCTGCCAACGCCTCAACCGGCATGGTGGCTGATCTATACCTGAAATACATCCGCCTCGCGTAAAGAGGGGCAATCATGACCACATTGGTGACGGCGGCGCAGATCAACGAGATACGCAGGATGGTGGCTGAACCAACTGCGACTACTTACAATGACGCGCTCATTGTAGCCTTCATCGAGAAATATCCCCTGCTCGATGAATTAGGCGAGGAGCCGTTCGATTGGCTTGCGACAGTTCCACCAACGACTACAGCCAATACTGAATGGATACCTACCTATGATCTGAACGCCGCCGCCGCTGATATTCTTGACGAAAAGGCCACTACGGTTATGTCGAATTATGACTTTTCCGCTGATGGCGGGAATTATAGCCGTTCTCAACAGTTTGAGATGTACTCGAAACAGGCGCGGCATTACCGCTCGCGCCGATCAATAGGAACCTTCAAGGCGGTCAAATATCCCGAGGAACCATATGCCGACCGTGATGACCTGGTAATTAAAGTGGACAACTTATATGGACCGGAGCCTTAATGCCATATCCCTCGGAGCATAGCGCTAGAGTTAAAGAGCCTGGCCGGTTTCAGCAAGATACCTTCCGGCGCGTGAATATCACCGATGGTATCGACGCGATCATGGGTCGTCTCAAAGGTGAAACGACTATGACCATCCAAACTTATCGGTTTGACAAAAAGAAATTCACCCCAGCGCAGGCAAAGAAGTGGCTGGTGGATCATAAGATAAGCCCGATCTCGTTTGAGGCTGCTACCGAAGAGCAAGTGAATGCCAATATCAGAAAGGCCGCAGGTCATTAATGTTTACAGCCGCTGAACTTACCGGGATGAGATCTGCTCAGGATTTGCACATGATGGATGTGTATATCCCCCAAGTCTATTCGCGCACCATCAACTCATTCGGTGAGGCGATCGCATCTTACGCGGATGGCGCGGCCGCGATATGCGGGCTTGACATGCGCCCGGGATCTGAAAGATATGGCCGGGATAATACCCTGCTCGAATACGACGCGACCCTGCGCCTACCTATCGCGACCGTGCCTGATGTGAAAGACCGCATCAAGATAACAACTCGATTTGGCGAAACCCTTGCTACTGCGCTTGTATATGAAATTGTCGGGCCAATTCAAAGAGGCCCATCCGGAATCCGCCTGCTGTTGAAGCGAGTTGAGACATGACAGAAATTGCGATTGTGCCAATCAATAACAGTAATCGGGATGTCCTATTGGAAATTGATTTTTCTTTGTATTGTGATGAAGCCTGTAAATATTGCGGACGTATCTACAAAACTGTCCAGGATTTGTGTGATGCCGAAGTCGTCTATGCTGGATATCACGAACATGGGTTAATAGCTTGTAAAAAATGTTGGGACGAAAATAATGAGTAATTCCGTCACGGTCTCAGTCATCAAACTGGAAGATCATTTCAAAGATGTAATCGCAGCTGCAAGCGGTGATACCCTAGCTAAGGCAGTCGTGGCTGGCGGGCATGTGGTCGAGGCTTATGCCAAGATCAATGTCAATGAAAAGTTCAGTTCCCATGCGACCGGCGGTGCTGGTTTGGCTGGTTCAATTCAGACCGTGCTTTCAACATCTGTTGAAAATAGCGCCGAAGCATCGGTTGGTCCGACCGTGATTTATGGGCGCATCCACGAACTCGGTGGAACTATTTTACCGATACATGGCGAATATTTGACCTTCCAGACTTACGACGGAGAGTGGCATAAAATGAAAGCGGTACACATGCCTCCCAAACCGTATCTGAGGCCCGCCGTTGACGAGCATCAACAGGAGATTTTAGACGCGATAGGATACCAGTTAGAAGTAGGAATTAATAAAGCGACAACTTAATAGGGTTTGCCAAGCAGTACGAATAAATAGTAAATAGTAAAGAGTAAAAAGTAAATGGCAACTTTGACTATCGAGCAAGGACTTGAATATTACCTGACGCACTACGCCGGGTTGATTGCCCTCATCTCAACACGTACGTATCTTAACCGTATCCCTCAAGGTACGGTAATCCCTTGCCTTACTTTTCAACGTATATCGACCCCACGGGTATTATCCCACGATACCAGCGGAATGACTGGCACGGCCTATCCGCGCTTTCATTTCGATAGTTGGGCTATTTCCTACGCTTCTGCAAAGGCAATCAATGACCAGGTGCGCGCCGCTCTGAATGGATACAAGGGCACGATTACGGTTGGAGCGGACAGCGTTGTATTACAGGCATCATTAGTAAATGACGAAAGGCACAACCCCGATTTAGACGCCGGACTACATCGGTTGAGTTCTGACTATATCATCTGGCATTTGGAGTGAAATAATATGGCTAAAACATCTGCATTTAATACGCAACTTAAAAGGGGTATCTGCCAGGTGGATACCGTGGAAGTGGTAGGCACAATTACGGCGCCTGGTGATGCCCACTTCATCATGACCAAAGCTGCTATGGGTGGATCGCCTATCACCGTGGATGTGCCGGTATTACTCAATGATACCGCTAATATCGTGGCAACCAAGGCAACCGCCGCGATGCTACTGAATGCAACTATCGCGGGTCTGGTTGACATTACCTGCTCGGGTTCTTATATCCGATGCCGGATCAAGATAGCCGCGGCTGACGATGCTACATTCAATGTAGCCTATATCGACGATACTTGCGTCGGCTTGGCTGCCGATGCGAACTCTACCAATACCACTGCCGGTGTTGCGCCCACGGCTATCGCCTACGTCACGAACCTCGGTGGACCCGGGTTGTCATTGGACAATCAGGACGTGACCACCCATGACCAGGCTACTGCATTCGAGGAAGTGGTGGCGACTCTGCTTCATTCAGGTGAGGTCAAGGTGGATATCGTTTACGATCCCAACGCCGCTACACATAGCGCCGCCGCGAATGGCCTCGTAGATACCGTGGAAAACAAGACCCTGGCCTACTGGCAACTTATCTTTCCCGGCCCATATACCTGGAGTTTCCAGGGTTATGCAACCAATTTTGAACCTTCCGCGCCCGAGGATGGCGCATTGACCGCGTCGGTTACTGTCAAGATCACCGGCGCACCAACTTTGGTATAAGGAGTTTAGACAATGGCAACAAAATATTCCGCATTCGGAACCCTATTCAAACGGGGTGCAGCCACAATAGCCCAGGTATCCAATATTTCTGGTCCTGGCCTATCCCTGGATACGCAAGATGTCACATCGCATGATTCAACCGGCGCATGGGAAGAAGTTGTACCAACTATCCTACGGTCTGGCGAAGTCAAACTTGATCTGGTCTACGATCCCAACGAGGCTACCCATAAGTACGCGGCCGGTGGGTTGCTATCTGATATGGTATTACGGACGGCAACGGCCTATTCTCTCGTGTTCCCTTCCGTCGCGCCCGTGACCTGGACATTCAATGCATTCGTGACCGGGTTTGAACCGTCCGCGCCGCATGATGGAGCCTTGACCGCTTCCGCCACGTTGAAGATCACCGGACAACCGACAGTGCTCGCATAACGAGCAGAAAGAAGAATTCGCATGGCTACAATAATGCCAGGATATGGGGCTTGGACAGTAGAACTATACAAAGCCCTTGGGGAAGAACCAAAATTGTGCCGCAGCATTACCATTCAAATTAATGTGGATAGTGCGGTAATAGCCACAATTGAGAAATATGTGGATAGCAAAAGCGACATATTGGAAGTGATTCAAAAAGTAGCTTGGGTTAAGGATAATTCACTTGACCAGAAAGAAGAAGCAAGTGAGTAGAAGCAAAACAGTACAAATCGGGAATGTGCTAATAGAAAGGGAAGTCTTGGCAATGATTAATAAAGCGGTTCTAACTAAAGCCGATATTCTCGGTGCATCCGATATCCAAAGAGAGCGCGTTGCGGTCGCGGAATGGGGCGGCGAGGTATATGTCAAAGGCCTCTCCGGAGCAGAACGCGACCGGTTCGAGAATTCGATTATCTCCATGCGCGGCAAAGACCAGAAAATAAATCTGTCCAACATCCGCGCAAAGTTGGCCTCACTTTCCATCTGCGATGAGGACGGCAACCGCCTATTCACGGACGCGGATGTGCAAGCACTGAGTCGGAAAAGCGCGGCCGCATTGCAGCGTGTCTTTGCCGTGGCGCAGCGCCTTTCCGGATTGGCCGCCGAAGATGTAGAGGAACTTGCCGAGGGGTTGAAAGAAAACCCTTTCGACGCTTCACCTACCGACTGACCCTGGCCCTGGGAGGAATGACCCACGCTGAATTGATAGAGCGCATATCCTCCCAGGAGCTCAATGAATGGATGGCCTTTGCCCAACTCGAACCGTTCGGGACTGATGCGTATTATCTAGGCCATGCGATTGTCGCCTCGACGGTTGCCAATGCGAACCGGGGCAAGAATACCAAGGCTTACAAGGTGAGTGACTTCATGCCGCAGTTCGAGAAAAAAGAACAAAGCATAGATGAGATGAAAAACTTTGCGGCTACAATGACAATGGCAATGGGCGGTCGTGTAGACTTGCATGAGGAGAACGACGATGGCTAATACCTTGATGTCGCTCCTCGTAAAACTTGGAGCTGATACTTCTGGATTAATTAATGATCTAAAAAAGGCAGAACAATCCTCCCTCACATCTTCCCAAAAAATCACTAAGGGCTTATCAAAGATAGGCGGGGCGGCAGTTCTGGGTGGCATTGCCGCGGCAGGCGCGGCTGCGGTCGCGTTGGGCGGGTTCCTCATGAAATCCGTACAAGCCGCAAGTGAGGCTCAGGATATACAAACGCAACTCGAAGCGGTGCTGGCCAAGACAGGCTCCACAACCGGCGTTACCGCCGATCAAATCAATAAGATGGCTAACTCGCTCTCCCTGGTTACGAAATTCGACGACGAGGCCATTATATCTGCCGGTGGAGTGCTGGCCCGCTTCGATAAGATTGGTAAAGAAACTATGCCCGCCGCGATGCAGGCAACCCTTGATCTAGCGCAAAGCATGGGCATTGATCTTGCCAGCGCTGCCACGATGGTAGGCAAGGTGCTGCAAACACCGGGCGAGGGTATGCTGCGCCTGAAAGCGGCGGGCGTCGCGCTGACCGACGAACAAACCAAATTAATACAGAAATTATTCGACGCGGGCAAGACCGCCGAAGCGCAGGATATGATCCTGAAAGCTCTATCAGGCACGATGGGCGGAGTGGCCCAGGCCGCGGGATCAACTTTCTCGGGAAAATTGGCAATCCTAAAAAACTCATTAGGCAATGTGAGCGAGACCATCGGCGGTGCTTTGCTCCCGATACTCACGAATTTAGCGAGTACCCTGATTGATAAACTCAATAGCCCCGAGACGCAAGCCTGGATAGCAAATATTACGGCTGGCATTGCTTCTCTTGCCTCTCAGGTGGTCGCTTATATTCCCATCGTCATTTCATGGTTTACTCAAGCCTTTGATTATCTGAAAAACAATCAAGGCATAATCGTTGGGATTTTAGCCGCCCTTGGCGCGGCCGTGGCTATGTTTGTTTATGTGGTTGTTCTACCAGCAATTGGCTCATTGATAGGTATGTTAGCGGGACCAATTGCTGTCATGGCTTTGGTTGGTGCGGCTGTATATCTGCTCTATCAGGCATGGACAAACAACTGGGGCGGAATTCAAGAGAAGGTAACTGCGGTTATCAATTTCATCAAACCATTTATTCAGGATGCCATTGCCGCTATCAGTACCTTCGTACAAAACACCCTGGCGGCCATCCGGGGTTGGTGGGATGCTCATGGCGCGCAAGTAATCGCAATTATGCAAGCATTTTGGGCCTTTATCAAGGGGGTTTGGGATGCCGCCTTAGTTGCAATCAAATTGATTGTCAAAATATTTATGGATGCTATTCACGGCGACTGGTATGCATTCGGTGAGGATCTCCGGACACTAATCGATAAGGCATGGGAACTAATTAAGACCGTATTCTCAAATGCCAGGAAAGCCATCAAATTAATTGTTAGCAATCTAGTTACCGACATAATAAAATTCTTTACAGATACCGATTGGGCCGCGGTGGGGCAAGGCATCATCAATGGGATCATCGCCGGGATCAAAGCGGCTGCTGCTTGGCTGATCAAGGCGGCTATCGATGTGGCAAAGGCAGCGCTTGATGCGGTCAAGGGCTTATTGGGAATCAAATCGCCTTCAACTGTTTTTGCAACAATCGGTGAAAACATGATGGAAGGCATGGCACAGGGCATAACAGACAATGCAAACTTGATTGAGGCGGCATTATCAGTTATTGCTGATGCAATTGAACAATCTGGTATCGGATTAGAAACATTGGCTGGTGGCTTTGGGGCTTTTGGATCCGCCATATCAGGACGTTTCAAGGTCGAAACCGTAATGCCATTACAGGACTTGGTGAAAAGCCTTGATGCGCAGATTGCAGAAATGAGGGCCAAATGGCCTTGGATAGATGTGTCAAATAATCAGGTCCTTTTAGACTTGATGAACCAGCGGGTCGCGGCCGGTGAAAAACTGGCAGATGCAGAGGCATTGGTTTACAAGTATGAAAAAGCCCAAAGCGACTTGAGATTTCTGCAATCGCAGATGGATTTCCTGAAATTCTTATCGGAGAACAATCTCGATCCACAACAAATCCTGGGCGGGATGACATTGGGCATCAATGCCAGCATTGATGACCTGCTCAAAGCCATGACCGCGGCGATGGAGGCAATGGTCAATGCGGCCAACGATACTCTACAAACTGCTTCGCCATCCAGGGTCTTCAAGAAGATGTTCCAGAATGTCATATTGGGCGCGGTACAAGGGATCAAGACAAAGTTACCCGAACTCAAGGCAGAGTTATCGGCAATAGGCGCGGTGGGCGGCGGCGACAATTCGCGCATTACAAATATCAATGTTACCCCGCATTACTACCGCGGTTCAGAGCCAACCCTTATGGATGAACTCGCAACCATCGGAGCATTTTCGAGGGCATAAATGACAACGCCAACTATCTCGATCATTGTAAGCGGAATTGAAACGCCACTATCGACATTGGGGGCGCTGGTCGGTCATGTCGGTTGGGGAATGCCGCCTATTGATAGCTATTCAGAACGTTCCCCATTCCAGCATGGCGATACTCCGGCTGGCTTTACCTTGGCTCCACGAATTGGTCATCTGGTATTCAGAATGCCGCTGGCTGATATGGCTGCAATGTATACCCTGCGCTCAGAACTGCTTACCTTATTCTCGCCAAACA